TCCTGTTTGCTGGTGGCGCTGCGGCTTAAAGATGGCAGAGCAAAAGAAGCCAAAGCCCAGTAACCCTGCTCTCTGGGGCAGGGTTCAGGCTGAAGCCAAAAAGAAGTACGACGTTCATCCTTCCGCTTATTCAAATGCTTGGGCATCCAAGGAATACAAGAAGCGAGGGGGATCTTGGTCAGGCCCAGACAATAGGGTGAAGAAGGGTGGCTAAGGGCGGATTGGGTAAATGGTTCTCTGAAGAATGGGTTGATATCAAGACCGGCAAAGAGTGCGGTCGATCTGGCCCAAAAGACAAAAGAGCCTATCCAGCCTGTAGGCCCAAGGCCACCGCTTCAAAAATGTCTTCATCTCAGAAGACTGCAATGTCCAATAAGAAGAACAGCCCCGCAAGAAAGTCTTGGCCTGTAACTCCAAGCGGGAAGAAAAAGAATGCCTGAGCGTTTAAATAAAGCGAAGATGGCTTGCAATAAGCCGAAGGCAACTCCTTCTCACCCCAAGAAGTCTCATGTGGTTAAGGCTTGCTCTGGCGGAAAAGAAAAGATCATCCGATTTGGAGAGCAAGGCGCTGAGACCGCAGGCAAACCGAAGGCTGGTGAGTCTGATCGAATGAAGAACAAGCGAGCCAGCTTTAAAGCTCGTCATGGAAAGAACATAGCAAAAGGTAAAATGTCAGCAGCCTATTGGGCCGACAAGGTTAAATGGTGATTTAATTGGCAATCTCTAGGGCGCAGATGGGGAAAGAGATGGTTGGCAACAAGAAGTCTGACGGCAAGAAGATCGAAAAGGCAATGGGCGAGTACAAGCGTGGCAAGCTCAAGTCGGGTTCTGGCGATAAGGTTAAGAACCCGAAGCAGGCTATCGCCATTGCTCTGTCCGAAGCTGGCATGACAAAGAAAAAGAAGAAGTGATTGGAGCCTGAATGGCAACCAGTGGAACAGCGATATTCAATCCCGACTTCGGGGAGATTGCAGAAGAGGCCTACGAAAGAATTGGCATAGAGCTTCGTACTGGCTATCAGTTTGCTTCTGCCCGCCGTTCGTTGAATATCATGGCGCAGGAGTGGCAGAACAGAGGCATCAACCTCTGGACTGTTGAAAGCGGCACGGTAGCTATTGTTGCCAACACCGCCACATACACGCTTCCAGCGGATACGATTGATATCATTGAGCATCAGTTGAGAGACGGATCTGGCGCGTCTCAGACCGATTACACGCTCACAAGAATTTCTGTTTCGACCTATGCCCAGCAAACAAACAAGCTGGTCACCGGAAGGCCTCTACAGATCTATGTGGATCGCAAGAGAGACGCCCCGCAGGTAACCCTTTGGCCCGTCCCAGACTCTTCTTATACGCTTGCTTATTGGCGTATGCGTAGGATTCAGGACGTCGGGGCTGGCGGCGCTAACACCATTGATGTTCCTTCTAGGTTTATTCCCTGCTTGGTCGCCGGGCTTGCTTACCACTTGGCGGTCAAGAATCCATCTAGTGCTGATCGAGTTGCTTTCCTTAAAGGGGAGTACGAAGAGCAGTTCAGGATGGCGGCGGAAGAAGATCGAGAAAGGGCGACTACGTCTTTTGTGCCTTACAGTAGCTGGTAATGACCCGTCCTTTTGCACAAGGCAAAAAGGCTCTAGGCATATGTGACCGGTGCGGTTTCACGTATCGCCTCGTAGAGCTGAAGGAACAGATTGAGGACGCAAGACTCACTGGCCTTCTTGTTTGTGATGAGTGTTTAGACGAAGACCAGCCTCAGCTCCAGCTTGGCAAGATTCCTATAAACGACCCGCAGGCTCTACAGAACCCAAGGCCTGATAGGGTCGAGCCTTATGTTTTCTATGCCGGGATCCCTCAGACTCCTTGGGATTATAACTACCAGATTCAGGGGCTAGGCTCTGTCGGGTTTGTTTCTATTTCTTTAGGCGTTTAGCGACAATGGCATACACATATGGGCAGCTAAAGACCGCTCTTCAGAATGAGATGGAGACAGACGAGACTACGTTTGTCTCGACTCTCCCTGATTTCATTCGTAACGCTGAAGAGCGAATCTTTAAGATGGTTCCTCTTCCTGTATTCAGGAAGAACTGTGATGGGAACCTATCTTCTGGCGTTAGATTTTTGTCCACCCCGGATGACTATCTGGCTCCGTATGCTCTTTCGATCACTGTTTCTGGTTCCAAGGTCTTCCTAGATCAGAAAGACTCTTCATTCATTCAGTCTTACTGGCCCGATCAGTCATCTCAAGGCGTTCCAAAGTATTACGCGATATACGACAAGGACTCCTTTATTGTTGGACCAACACCGAACTCGGCATATACTGTAGAGCTTGCATACTATTACAGGCCTGCAAGTCTTGCTGATGGCGCGGATTCTGGAACAACTTGGATTAGCACCAACGCGCCTGATGCTTTGTTTTATGGCGCTCTTGTTGAGGCGTGCATTTTCCAGAGGTCGGATCAGTCTATGATCGAGCGAGCAAATCTTCGCTACCAAGAATCAATAGACAGGCTGAAGGTATTTGGAGAGGCCGTTCTCACGATAGACCAATACAGATATGGCCTTTTGACTAGGCCGAGAACTTGATCTGGGAGGATCTGAATGTTTAGTTCTTCTGCGGCCCCGATCATCGGGAACCCAATCGTTACCACGCTTGACTACAGGGGATATAACCCTGAAGAGCTTGCTGACATGGCGGTCGATAAGATCATTCATGTTGGCGGGAATAGCCATCCTGTGATTGTCGATCAAGCAAAAGCTTATCGAGAAAACATAAGGAAGGTTCTTGTTCACTATTTCGCTTTGGCTCAAGAATCAGCAAAAACAACCGTAATCGGTGCTGTCGCCAAAAGCGGTGATGAAAAACTTGCCGACTATCTCAGGAGACTGTAATGCCTATTACCACTGCTATGGCTACATCGTTCAAGGTTGACATCCTGAGCGGCGGCCACAACTTTAATACTACGAACAGAGCCCTGACTGCGAACACTCAGGACACTTTTAAGATTGCTCTTTATACAAGCACGGCTTCATATGGCGCGGCGACAACCGCTTATAGCTCCACCAACGAAATCACAAACACCGCTGGTTCGGCTTATGTTGCTGGTGGATTGGCTCTTGTGATCACTCAGGTTCCGATTGCGACCGGAACGCCAAACACGACGGCCTACATCGACTTCCAAGATTCCACTTGGAGTTCGGCTTCGTTTACGGCAAACGGCGCAATGATCTATAACACGACAAACGCTAACAAAACTGTTGCGACCCTTTCGTTTGGTGGTGACAAGACTGTTACGTCTGGAACCTTCACCATTCAATACCCTGCTCCGGGCACTGGGTCATCGATCATCCAGATCGCGTGATTGGAGAGTTTAAATGGCACTTCAATACTCTGTTACAGTTCGTAACGCCAAGCTTGATGCAGTCGAGACCGCTATCGGCGCTTCGGCTGTGCTCAAAATTCGCACCGGGACGGTGCCCGCAAACTGCGCGGCTGCTGACGCCGGTACGGTGCTGGCAACCATCAGCTTGCCGTCCGATTGGATGGCGGCGGCGAGTGGCGGCACCAAAGACAAGTCTGGAACATGGACGGATGCTTCGGCAGACGCTACCGGCACCGCTGCGCATTTCAGGCTCTACGCATCTGACGGCACGACCTGCCACGCGCAGGGAACTGTCGGGACCAGCGCAACTGACATGATCGTTGACAATACCAGTTTCGCAACTGGTCAGTCTTTCACTGTTACGACGTTTACACTGACTGCTGGCAATGCGTGATGGACGTTCTTTTGATCAAAGATGGAAAGGTAGACAACTGCATACACGCTAGCAGCGTGGGTAGAGCGCAGGAAGTCTACCCGGACCACATTTGCATTGAACGCACTGACGCACTGCGCCAGTTTGGCCCCGGTGATCTGTACGATGGGACCAACTTTAGCAAGGCTCCATACGTGCGCGTGATCGTTCCGGTAACTCGGCTTGAATTCATGCGTCGCTTTACGCCTGAGCAGCGCATCGCCATCCGTGCTTCCAATGATCCTATGATTATCGACGGGCGCGAACTTCTTGAAATGGCAGCTGACGTCTCGGCAGACGATCCTGACACCATCAGGTATGTTCGATATCTGGAGCAGCAGGGTTTCATATCTTCGGCAGACGCAGATCGCATTCTGGAGGTTGACCAGTGAGTCTTGGCGGCCCAGTACTGCGTCAACACGTTGTTGAATTCACGACCACGGGCGTTTTGCTTGATGGCGTTCTGGATACGACAGACACCGCTAGCCCGTATACGTGGGTTGTTCCTGCCAATGTGACTCAACTTTTGGTTTATTTAATCGCTGGTGGGAGTGGCGGAGCAGGCGGCGGATCTGGAACTGGGAACATATCTTGCGGTGGCGGCGGTGGCGGTGGTTCTGGAGCCGTTCTCAATGGATACACCTTGAGTGTTGCCCCGGGGGATTCTCTTAATGTGACGATTGGCGCGGCTGGCGGCGGCGGAGCTATTGGCGCTGCTGGGGTAGCTGGCGGAGGCTCTTCTATATCAGGCGTCAAGTTTTCTTTATTTGGCAATACAACGATTAATGTTCGCGGGGCCGCCGCTTCCGTGGCTGGCTTGGCATCGGCGACTGTCGCAGCTAACGGGGGCGCTGGTGGCGCTCATGGTTATATAAACGTAGGCGGCGCAGGCGGAGTCTCTGGAGGAAATGGAACATCCGGCACCACAACCTCGGTAAATCCTTACGGTGTGGCGACGACTGGAAGCGGTGGCGGAGGTGGAGCCGCATCGGGCGCTACAAACGGAGGCAATGGAGCTAGCAGCCTAATCACCGCCACAGTTGCCTACGGATTTAGCACTTTAGCGGCTGGCTCAGGCGGCGGCGCAGGGAATAACACCGGAACTTTAAGCAGGGGAGGCGGCGGAATGGGCGGCGGCAGTCTCATGGGCAGCGGCGGCGCAGGCGGCGATGGCGGTGTTGCCGGGAGTGCGGCTACTGGTTACGGCGCAGGTGGTGGTGGTGGCGGCGGGAATGCCGCAGGCGGCAGCGGATCTTCCGGATATTGTTCTTTTACCTACTGGAGCGCCGACTAATGCTTGGTGGTCCTGTATTGCGTCAACATATCGTTGAGTTTACTACCGCTGGTGTTTTGCTTGATGGCGTTTTAGACACAACCGACACTTCTAGCCCATTCACTTGGACTGTTCCAAATAACGTAACTCAACTTCTGGTTTATCTAACCGCTGGTGGGAGTGGTGGCGCTGGAGGCGGCTCTGGAACTGGGAACATATCTTGCGGTGGCGGAGGCGGGGGCGGGGCTGGCGCTAACCTTACTAATTATGTAGCTAATGTTGACCCCGGCTCGTCGCTTACTGTGACAATAGGGGCGGCTGGAACTGGAGGAGCCATTGGTTCAAACAGTGCCGCTGGCGGAGATTCTTCTGTAGATGGCGTGTTGTTTAGCGTTTATGGCGCTACCACGATTAACGTTCGTGGAGGCTCCGCTGCTGTGGCTGGTGGCGCATCGGCGAGTGCCGCAACTAACGGCGGAACTGGCGGCGGGTCTGGCTTTGCGACCAGCGGCGGAGCTGGAGGCTCTGCTGGAGCGGCTGGCACCATCGGAGGTACCGTTTCAATACGTCCTTACGCTTTAGCAACATCGGGATGTGGTGGCGGAGGCGGCGCTGCATCAGGCGCTACAAACGGGGGCAATGGAGCTAGTACTGCTGGCGGAGGCACAGATCAATATGGCTACGGTCTTTTTGGCGCTGGCGGTGGCGGTGGCACGGGTAATAACGCCGGTGGTCTGAGCCGAGGCGGCGGCGGAATGGGCGGTGGTAGTTATATGGGTACGCCCGGAGCTGGAGGTGCTGGTGGTTCTGCTGGCGCTTCAGCTACTGGTTACGGTTCAGGCGGTGGCGGCGGTGGTGGAAATGCTGCTGGCGGTGACGGCGCGCCGGGATACTGCTGCTTTACTTACTGGAGTGCGGACTAATGGCTATCTCTGAAGCATTTAATGGCAGCGCCTCGATTGGCACGACTGAGTACGACTTGCCTAGCGCGAGCACGACCATCTCTGCACAGACGACGGACGGGATCTACCAGCTTTTTCTCGACCTTAGCGCGTTGGTTTCTGGCGATGAATTCCGCCTGCGGATCTACGAAAAGGTTCAGTCAAGCAGCACGCAGCGCGTGGTGCAAGAGGTCATCTTCTCTAATGCTCAGACCACTGAGCCTGTGTACGTCACGCCTGCGATTCTTTTTTTGCACGGTTGGACTTTTACCGTTAAGCAAAATTTTGGTGCGGCAGCCCGAACCATCAACTGGTCCATCCGGTCGGTTGCCTAACAAATGATGTGGTGGGGGCCGCTACTCCAAGGCGGGGCAGTAACTCAGCCAAGCCGTCCAACGAGTGATGTCACCGTGGCTGGATGGACAGGATCTCCAAACAACACCAATCTTTATGACGACATAGATGAATCTGCGGCGAGCGACTCTGACTATATTTTGAGCCCGTCCGTATCCAGCTCTCCGGGTCCAGCTATATTTGGTTTGTCGCCGTCCCTTGCTGCTGGTAATTACACCGTCAACCTTCGTGCAAGGCGAACAGGTTCTGTTGGTCAGGTAAGGGCTTTGCTTGTTGATGGGTCTGGGACAACAGTTGGCACTAGTTCGTGGCAGTCTTTGACCACAACTTACACCACTTATAATTTATCGATTACCACGACGGGGACTACAGCCCGCTTGCGG